GAGATCGTGCTTGAAGTTATACGCCACAAGCACAGGCGCTCCGTTAGCCTCCTCGATGATGCTCTCCAGCGCGTCGAGCTTTGCGTCATGCACTTCCTCCCACGACCCCTCGTCATCCGTGTACGCCGCGCCGTTGGCGAGCTGCAAGCACTTCTGCGTGCGCACCGCCGCGTTGGCCGCCTCGATCTCACCCTCGGCGAGCATGGCGTACATCTCCTCCTCCATGGCGTCATACGCCTTGCGCGCCTTCTTCGGCAGGTCGATGTAGATCGGCAGCGTGTTGGGCTCGTCGACGGATAGGGCTTGCACGGTGAGGCAGATGTCCTTCAGCGCCTCTTCGACCTCACGCTGTGTATGCGCGTATGGCACGAGGCTGTAGCCGTCATAGCCCTTGCGGAACCAGCGCTGCTCGAAGGCGCTGAAGGTGCGCCCGAGGCGTGCCCCCTGATCGAGGAACCACGTCTGCCCCCACAGATCCTTCACGCCGTTGGGCGCAGGCGTGCCTGTGAGGCCGATGAAGCGGCTGACGCGCGTGTGGGCCACCTTACCCAGCGCAGCGGCTCTGGAGCCTCCCTGACGCAGCCTGAAGGACTTGAGGCGCGTGAACTCGTCCGCGACCACCGTCTTGAACGGCCACTCGTCGCCCAGCGTCTCGCGCAGCCAGACGAGGTTGTCGTAGTTCATCGTGTATATGTCTGCGACGTTACGCAGGGCCGCAGCCCGCTCCTTGGCGCTGCCGGTGATGACACTGACGCGCAGGTGCGCGAGGTGCTGCCACTTCGCCACCTCGTCAGGCCATGTCGACCGCGCGACGCGCAGCGGTGCCAGCACCAGCACCGGGAAGACGTCCTCTACGAAGTCGAGGGTGTCTAGCGCCGTGAGGGTGGTCACCGTCTTACCGCCGCCCATGGGCATCCACAGGGCGCAGCGTGGCGTCCTGTAGATGTGGTCCATGGCCTCGCGCTGGTAGTCGTGCGGGGTGAACTTCATTGGTTGTCGTCTTTCGGTCGATGATTGCGATACGGCGTAGGCGCAACAGGCTGGCCCGGCTTTGGATACGGAAGCGCCCGTGGTTCGAGTGCGGCCTGTATCGCGCGGCGCGCTTTGCGGTCACTAGCAATTGGCAGCACATATGTGTGTTTCGGCTGCCACGCGACTTTGCGCAAGACATGACCGGCATCCGCCGCAAGATCGCGAACTTCAGGCCAGCGCGTGTGCCCGAACTTCCCGCTGATTGCCCGCTTGGAAACGCGCAGGCCATCCAGCTCGAAGTTCACCCACTGCTTGGCGTCGGTGCCGACATACACGGCGTTGAGAGCCTGATAGATGCCCCCGTGGTGGCCGTGGGCGGTATCCGCGTAAGTGAAGACCCACTGATCGCCGCCCGCCGCAAGCTCGCGCAGGGCAGCGGCGACCATCTTCGAGGCGGTGTTCTTCGGCCCGTCTGGATGGCAAGCCACGCGCGTTATCTCAAGACCGCCAGCCCATGCGGTGAGGCCGAACTTATCGGCCACCCCAAAACGGTTGCCTCCGCGCCCAAGGGCAACGACGCCGTCGATCTTGTCGTCTCGAAGCCACGCGTAGAAACGATGGCCCGCCGCAGTACCGGTGTAGTGGTACTGGGCGAACCAATCCTTTGCTTCAGCAAGTGTTACCTGCTTTAGCATCTCATCCCTTCACTACGCTGATCTTGCCGCCCATCTCCATGATGGTCAGCATCAGCGCCTTGTCGCGGCTCATGCCCGCAGCGATGCGCGGGGCGGCGCGCGTCTCGATCTCGTCGACGATGGCGTGTGCCTTGGCGCGGATCTCACGGTCGGTAAGTTTCATGCTTGGTGCTCCTCAAACTTGGGGCGGGCGATGATGGTCTGCGGCACACCGTCGCGTACGTCGTGCGCCTTGATGGTGGCCTTGCCACGCACCTTCTCACCGCGACCAAACGCGAGGTTGCCCTTGTAGACGATGACGTTGTTGTCAGCGTCGCGGAAGATCGTGATGTACGTCGTGCCGAACTGGCCGTCGAAGCTGTGCGTGCGCTCGGCAGTCAGCTCGAAGTCGCGGCGCTCGCCGACGGTGCCGACGTGGCAGGTGTTGCGGTCTGCGGCGTTCGCCTCGGCGCGAGCCACTTCGCGACCGGCCAGCTTGTCTTTGGCGTTGGCGAAGGACTTGGCGACTGCGGCGTGCTGGCCGTCGGTCAGGCCGCCCCACTCTTCAATCGTGCCGCGCATCTTGTTGAGGAAGTCGCCGCGAGCGTAGAACGACAGCGGGTGGCTGACGATCTTGCATCCGCAGACGCCGTACTTGTTGTCCTCGTGCTCGACATGGCCGTCGGCATAGCGGCAGCAGCGCGAGCCGAGCTGCTCAACGCCGATGAACTCACCTTGCGAGAAGAGCCAGTCGAACAGGGTCTGCGCATCGTCGTGCGCGGCCAGCCACTTGGCGCGGCCACTCTTGGCGCGATTGGCCTTGATGCGCGCCCACTTGGCGGCTTCGTAGCGGGCTTCGTTTTCGATAAAAGCGTAGGACATGATCTTAACTCCGTGTTGCTGATGCACCCTAGTGGCACATGCAATACGACATTGCAATACCCTTTGTGAAAAAAGTTTGGGGCGGCCCGAAGGCCACCCCGATCGGTCAGGCCGCCAGCTTGGCGTACTCCTCCACTCGCGCCAGCGCGTCGGCCCAGTCTTCGGCGTAGTGGTCACCCTCGAACGGGTCGTTGTCCAGCTCGACGCCGCGCGGGCCCCAGACCATGATGCTGGTGTAGTACTCGCCGCCGTCGTAGTTGCGGTACATCTCGATCTCGATGTCGTGCTTGGCAGCCAGCTCCCGCGCCTTGCGGCGGACGGTCGCCTCGGTGTCCTTGGCCTTGACCTTGGCGGGCAGCACGTCGGCCAGCGCCACCTTGCGGTCGTGCTCGATCTTCCAGACGCCGCTGATGCGGGCGCGGCGCTTGACCTTCTCGTCGCGGATCGAGACGATGTCCTTGGTGATGCCGCAGCAGAAGCGGCGGCCCTGCACGACCTGCCAGTGGTAACCGGCCGCGATCAGGTAGAGCGACTGGCCGTCGCGCTCGTCGCTCTTGAGCCACGCGGCCAGCGTCGGGTTGGTCTTGAGGTTGAGCGGGTCGACCTTGGCGGCCGAGCTGGCCTTGAAGCCGAGCAGGGCGAGCGAGCGTAAGATATCCCAGTTGCTGGTGCCCTTAACGCTACGCTTGCGGCTGACGTGCCGGATGACGGCAGAGGCCTCGGCAGTGTCGATGCCCGCGATGATCGATAGGGCGGCCGGGCCGCAGAAGCGGTTGTGACCCTTGGCGGCGCGCTTCACGGGCTTGAGTGTTGCTGTAGGCATTTGGTACTCCTTCGTTGCTGAGAAGGCCCGTATACAGCATGCAACTTAGGATTGCAACAGGTTTTTTACACGCGACAGCACGACGTCCACGTCCTCGACCGTCGAGACGACGTAGACCGGCACTCCGTCGGCCTTCATGCGCTCGATCTCGCGCGCCTGCATGGGGCTCAGCCGATCGCGACCAGCCTTAACCTCGATGAAGGCGGCCTGCGGCCACTGCCACCAGATAAAGCAGTCAGGGCAGCCGGTGCGCGCCTCCCAGCGGACCTTACGGTAGCTCCCGCCACTCCCCTGCACGCGCTTCTTGATGTACTCCTGAAGTTTCGCTGCTGGGGTCATGCCGTGTCCTCCCCGCCGACCAGTTCTTCTGCGCGCGCACCTCGGCGTTCGGCACGCACCAGATCTCGCCACTGTCGTCCAGCGCCACGACCCAGAGCAGGCTGTGCTCCAGACCATAGTCGATGACAGCCAGAGCGTAGCCACGCCCCTTGGGCGTGTCCATGGGGATCGAGGGGTCGAGTTGGGTGAACATGTCAGTCCTTCCGATATCTGCGCGTCTCGAAGCCCGCAGCGGCCAGCGGCAGGCCTATGGCCCAGCCGGGGTTGGCACCCATCAGGTTGGCCAGCACCTCGTGCGTGTAGCCGCTGCTGTCAGGCACCTCGCAGACCAGCTCGTCATGCACGCGCAGGACGACTGGGTAGTCGTGCTCCTCGGCGCGGCGCAGGCCGGACATGAAGACGTCGCGCGCGATCGCCTGCACGATGTTCTCGACCAGCTTGCCGCCGTAGGTCTCCAGCGTCGCCCACTGGCGCGTGTACTGGTTGATGCCCTTGTAGATGATCTGGCCGCCGCCCAGACGCCCCTTGCCGTCGCACGTCTCGCAGCGCACCCACAGGCCCGGAGAGCCGTGCTCCATGTCGTGGATCAGGCCCTCACCGTTGCAAGGCTCGCAGCCCTCGTCGTCGACCTTCGGATCCTTGTAGCACAGGTACCGGCCGCTGGGCAGGCGTATGCGCATCCAGTTCGCGCCATACTCGTCCGTGCGCATGTCGAAGCGCAGCAGGCCCCGCACGTCGACGCTGCTGCCGGGGTTCTTGATGACGTCCTTCGCCGCGCGCTCGACGTCGTACCACAGGGCCTTGGTGCGCGGGTGCGCCGCGCGCCACGCGTGGACGATCTCTTGGATCTCCTCGTCGGTCATGGCCTCGAACACTGCGCCGCCCATGACGCGGTAGGCACCGACGCCGCCCTGATAGCCTCCGGCCAACTCGGGCACCTTGCCCTGTAGCTGGCGCTCTTCCTTGGTGATGTCGGCCGGATCCTTGCCGAGGATGCGCCCGGCGGTGACCTTGTACAGGTCAGGCCCCTCGCCGCGGTCATAGGCCCTGAAGGCCTCGATCTTCCACGCCTCGTTGGCCAGCCACGCGAGGACGCGCCCCTCGATGTTCGACAGGTCGGCGATGACCAGCTTCTTACCCTTGGCGGCCACCAGAGAGCCGCGCACGGCCATGCTGCAGCGCTCGCTGATATTGTCCCACAGGACGTCGGCCATGCCCTCCTTGAAGGCGCGCACGGTCAGCTCCTGCACCTCGCCGTCGAACCAGTCGGGCGTGCGGGGCAGGTTCTGCGGCTGGAAGATCCGGCCCGCGTCGCGCCCAGTGCGGGCAGCGCCGCAGAACTGCACAGTGCCGCGCAGACGCCCATCGGACGACGCGGCGAGCAGTAGGGCCGTGTACTTGGCTGGGCTGGTCGCCGAGGCCTGCTGACGCACCTCAAGCACCTCGCGGACGTGTGGCGACAGGTCGGAGCGCAGCAGCTTGGCCAGCGTGTCCTTGGTCAGGTCGGCTATCTCTAGGCCCTGCTGATCGCGCAGGTAGGCCAGCATGCGGTCGCGCTGCGTGGCGCTGCTTACGGCCCCTCCGGTAAGTCCCTCGATACGAGTGGCCAGAGTTCCCAAAGTTCCGTTGAAAGCTCGCACAGCAGCGCTGGCGAGTTCAGTGTCGACGCAGACACCACGGTCGTTAATGTCTTGGTCGAGGAGCCACAGTCGACGCTCACTTGGAGTATCGTTCCATCTAGGGGTTCGTGCCAATACTTCTCGCATCGCGTCCACGTCGAGTGAGGCGTATTCGATGAACTCTTGCCACTCATCAGGGTGCGTCTCCCGCGTAGCCCGTCTGATCTTTATATTCTTCGGGCGGGGCTTTGTGAAGAGATTAATGAGGCGCGAGCCGCGTTTGTCCTTGGCCTTGTCCTGCGGCACGCCCAGAGCCTCACAGAGCTGCCCCAGCTTGCCCGGCAGGCCGTGCTGCAGGGCGAGCACCATGCTGTCCGTGATCTTCTCCGTAGGCACGCTGACGCCCCTGTGGCGCAGCACAGTGCGATCGAATGAGCTGTTGTGGATGACGACGCGCTCGGCGCGGTCGATGTCGTTCTGCAGGCGCGGGGCGATGGTGTCCCAGACGCCCTCAGTGCAGTCGATGACCTCGACAGGCTCGTCGTCCCACGCCTTGGCGATGAGCATGACCTCGGCGTCCTCGGCGTAGCGGTGCGCCCCTGCGGTGATCGGCATCGCGCAGAAGGTCTCGATATCAAGATGTAGTGTGTTCATGGTGCTGATCCTTCACCTCGCTTCGGGAGAGGGCCGCAGGGGATCAGCAACACAAGGAGCACCCAGTGTAACCTGCGGCCCTCACCGGAAGGGAGGGAGGGTGGCGACTGTGCAGTGAGGGTAGCACAGCCGCCGCGCCCTATCTAGTTTGTGGGTTAGAGGAAGTCCAGACCCAACTGCTCGCCATACAGGCGGAGGATGGCGTTACGATTGTCCAGATCGTCCTTGCTCAACTTGCGCAGGCGCAGGATCTCGCGAACGATCTTGGCGTCGTAGCCTTGGCTCTTCATCTCGGCGAAGACACACTTGATGTCCTCGGCGATGCCGTCCTTCTCCTCGCCGAGGCGCTCGAGACGCTCGACGAAGAGGCGGAGCTGGTCGTTGGCCGACATCAGAGGAAGTCTTCCGCGTCGGGCTTGCCCTTCGCCAAACTGGCGAACTCGTCGCTGGACGCCGGAGACGAGCCGCCGCCGAAGTTCTCGCCCTCGCCGGTCAACATCACGCCGCGAAGCGTGCAGTTGATGCGCCGACCCCACTTGTTGTCCTGTGCCCAGATCTCGACGGAGGCAGCCACAACGGCACCGCTGAACGCCTGACGCTCGATCTCGCCCTTGGCCGTGACCTGATCCCCAAACTGGTTGAAGACGGTGGGCTGGGTCGAGGCATTGCGGCTCGACAGGTAGTGCTTGCCCTCGAAGCCCTGATAGGCGTCGCCGGTCTTCTTCGAGCGGTAGACCTTCTTGCTGAAGCAGACCTTGCCGTCCTCGATGAGCATCTTGAGGACGCTCTCGCCCTTGTCTACCCACTGCGCATTCGCCTCGGCGAGCATCGCCTCCTCGATCAATATTTCGTTCTCGGAACCGGGCTCGATCGGGAACTTAGCGCCAAAGGCTGGATCGCCGTCCCCGTAGGACTGCGGCTCGGCCAGTGCGGGGAAAGCCAGCACGACGTTCTTAAGCATAATACGGGTTGCCATATTCAATTATCCACTTCTCAACTATCAACTACAAAATACTGCGGAAGTCTTCCGCAGTGGCGTTTACGGCCACTTCTGGCCGCTTGTCAGTGGCCTTGGCCACAGACGGCTTGCCCGCGCTCTGGGTGATCAGGCCTTCGACCTTCGCCCACTGCGCTGGGTATCCCTTCAGGCGTTTCTCCGCCTCGGTCGGTGAGATCAGCTTCTTGCTGTACATCTCCTCGGCCTTCAGCTTCGCTGCCTTCAATGCTTTCGTCGCTTGCTCCTCGTCGGACCACTGGCGGTTGCCGCGCTTGCCCTCGACCAGCTTGTAGCCGGTCACGCGCTCGCCTGCAAACAATCTCCGCTCGACCTCGGCGCGGATGGCCTTGCACCACACCTCGACCAGATCGACCTTGTCCATGGCGACGGACAGGTAGTTGTCTCCTCCAGCCACGCCGATCTCAATCGGCAGCATGTCGGCGAAGTCCTCGACCGTGGCTGGTGCCGACCCAGTAACCGTCTCCATGACGCTATCGCGCAGGGCGGGGCAGACGCCCTTGGCCTTACAGAAGCGGCACTGCTTCTCGCCGGGCGTGAGGTACTTCTCCGCCCAGCCGCTGTCGGTCGGCTTCTGGGCACCCAGTGCCGCAGCCTCGTCAGCCTCGGCCAGCCGCGTCTCGGTGGCGTAGTAGCTGACGAGGCTGCCGAACTCGATCAGCTCCGTTATCGGTATCGTCCACTCGCTGACGTGGTTCAGGCGCGGCATGTGGATGACCATGGTCACCGTATCGAAGTCGGCGAGCATCGAGGTCGCCTCATACGCCCCGAGGGCGTACAGCATGAGCTGCGGGTTTTCCGTCGCGTCCACCCGCACGCCCATGCCATACTTCAGGTCGACGACTGTCAAAGACCGTTTGACAGCGTCAATGATGATTGCGTCCGACGTGCCGGTCGCGTCGTCCTCGCCGGTCAGGTGGCCGATACCGACCGCCTGCTCGACCATCAGGTGCGCGCCCTGTGCGTACTCCTTGACCAGCTTGGTGTAGCTGCGGACGTGGTCGCACATATCTGCGTCGACAGTGAACCGGTTCTCCCCGACCGAGATCTTCTCGTTCAGATAGTTGCTCGGGTCCATGTTGTCCTTCAGGCACCACGCCGCCAGCTCGTGCGCTGCGGTGCCCTCGTCGGCGTAGACGCTGCCCTTGTCGGGTATGTTGCTTTCGAGCACGATGCTCCCCGGACACGCCATCCATCGATGCGCGCCCGAGGGGCTCAGTTTGGCATGACCGGCACTCATTCGCCTAACGCGTCCTTGAGGGCGTTGAGCAGCTCACCGAACTGCTCCGCGGGCACGTTCGACGCGCGCTCCACACCGAACTGCGAGAGCAGCTCTGCGATCGCGGGACGGCCCTTCTCGGCCGCAACGCGCAGGACCAAGGGCGAGATGTCGGTGTTGAAGTCGTAGGTCGGGGCCTTGGGCTCCTCGGCCTTGGGCTCCTCGGCCTTGGGCTCCTTTGCTGCCTTTACAGGCTTGTCGGCCTTCGGCTTCACACCCGAGTGGTGGACTATGACAGGGACCGCCTGAAACTGGGCGGCGAGGGCGAGCACCTTACCGGCCAGCTCGCTCAGGCTGTCGGCGGTTACTTCGATTTTGTACGGCATGCTTCTAACTCCTTTGTCAATTCTTCGATTTTCCACTCAAGGCTCGTGATCGTGTTCTGGGCGCGATACAGGTCTTCGTCCAGATTTTCAGCTTCGCGGCGCGCGTCTGCGACGTACTCCTTCTGCTCCTCGATCTCCGCCTCATGCTCCGTCGTAGAGGCTTCCAGCCGCTCGGCAAGCACGATAGCGAGTTCCACGTTGGGATTGCTCCACGCGGCCTCGATGAGGGCGCGGTCGCTGCGCTGGCGGTAGTAGCTGCGGTCCTTCAAAAGTTCCATGGCGTCGCTCCGTATGTCTTGGCGAGGGTGCGAGCCTCGCGCTTGTTCTTCACGCGGAAGGCGATGACGTGCGTGCGTCGGCCATCCACGATGCGGTTAAGATCCAGCACCGGGGAGCGACTGGCGCTCCCCGATGTGTATTCGGCGGCAAGAACGCCCATCACAGGGCACCCCCGCTCTTGCGCGCCGAGACGCGGACACTGGTGTAGCCGCGCGTGACTTTCTGGTTCTTCGAGAACCAGCGACCGTCGACACCCAACTCGCGCAGCTTGGCCTCTGCGGCCTTGACGTCGAGCGAGGTGCGGTCAGCGGTGGTGCTGACAGCGGCACGGAACGTGCTGCCCTCGACGACGCTGTCGCCGGTGTTGATGATGAGGGCGATGAGGTTGGCCTCAACTGCCTTCAGCTCGGCGATCTGCGCCTTGATGTCGCCGAGACGGTCGACAACCTGCGATGCGAGGTCGATGGTATTATCAAACTTGGTAGCCATTGGGTCTGTCCTTTCGTTGCTGACAGAACCCATATAGTTACTGCAATCAGGTATTGCAACCCCCCTTGTGCAATTTAATCATAAAAAACGACAGAGCTGCCTTCGAGGCGCAGTGGCACGTCGCCCTTAATGGCGGAAATGCTACGGATTGCGCGCATAACTTTCTGCCTGCGCGTGTCCCGTGCGCCCTCTTCGGGCGGTGGCAGCGTCTCCACGGCCTTGTTGATGAAGCGTGCGACAGGCACCGCGCCCTCGTCGGGGAACAGGGCCATGACTTCGAGCACATGCGTCTCGATCCGACCGCGCAGGGCCTTGCTCGTCTTGTCGTCGGCCTCCTCGCGCACCGGCACGTCTGTCTCCAGCGCGACGCAGGACGTCACGTCGTCGCCGTGGCGGTCGAAGCCCAGCGCCACGATGCCCAGCTTGAAGGCGTACTTCATGCCGTCCCGACCGTCCTTCTGCTTCGTGATGCGTATCATGCGCACGCCGCTGTCCATGTCGTAGGTGACCTCGATCTCGGCGTCGACCGCCGCGCGTGCGCCCGACCAGCCACGCGCGCCGCGTGTGAGATCCTTGCCCGCGTGGTGGACTAGGCCCACGACAGCGCCGGTGGCAGCGCCCAGCGTGCGACAGTTCGACAGGGTCAGGCCCATGTCCTCGGATGAGTTCTCATTCGCGCCGGGCGTCACCTGCGCCAGCGTGTCGATCAGGATCAGGCCGACGCCGCCGATCAGGTTGATGACTGCGGCCAGCTCGCTGACGTCGTCGCTCTCCATCATGTTCGGCGGCACGGTGATGATGCCGATGTCGAGATCCTCGGGGCTGCAGGCATGCTGTTGGCACCACGCCTTGATGCGCAGGCCGTAGCCTCCGCCGCCCTCGGCCGCGACGATGACGACCTTCGTCCGCTCGACACGCTGCCCGCGCCACGGCAGGCCCAGCGCGACGTGCGCGGCGAGGTCGATCGCGGCGAAGCTCTTACCGCTGCCAGACGCGCCGTAGAGCATGAACAGGTCGGCCTTGGGTATCACGCCCCTGACGAGCCAGTCCGGTGGCTCCCTGCGGCTCATGTCGCCCGCGGAGAAGATCGGGAACTTGCCCTGATACTCAGGGGGCGAGAAGACGCCGCCGGTGGGTGTCAACTGGGCGGCAAGCAGGGCTGTGCGCTGCTGCACACGCTCCACGCTTGCCGCCTGACTAGGGCGGGCGCTGGCGTCCTTCGCCATCTTGATGACAGTGGCCATGGTGACCTGCCTGCGACGCTGTCCTGCGCGCCGCTCGAAGCTGTCCCACTGCGTGCGCAGCCCCTCAGTGCCGGGGTAGCTGTAGCCACCGGACGACCACTCGTCCCAGAGTTCGAAGCCAGTGTCGTCGCCGTCGCACTCGTGGTGCAGCGCCATGCCGACGCGGATCCAGTCGTCGCGGCCCATGTCGGGGTCGATCTCTTCAAGCAGCTCCTGCATGCGCTCGATCGACAACCCCAGCCGAGGCTCATGCCCGACCATGAAGTCGTCGGGGTCGACTGCCGCCTGCGGCTGTGAGGTCTTGAAGCGTTCCTCGCACAGGCTGCGCACATGGTCGTCGACGTCGGCGATGTGGTCCGGCCCGTAGATCATTTCACAGGCGGGCACGATGTTGCCAGTGAAGGTGACGAAGCCAGTGGTGGAGAATGTCTCTAGCCCGTATTGATCCTCCGTCGCGTGGCTCTTCCGGTTGCCCAGATTGCCCCTCAGCGCGACGCGCAGGCCTTTGCCGCTCGGGCTGTACTCCGTGTAGGTGGTGGCGACGATCTTCTCGATCTCGGGCGGCAGAGCGCCTTTGACCCCGACGCAGTCGTCGAAGTCGAGGAAGGTGTAGCCGACGCCCTCCAGCGGGGCGAAGCCCACGCCGTCATAGCCCTTGCGCGCAGCGGCATCGCGCGCCGCCACGAAGGTAGTCAGGCGTGCGCGGTCGACGGGGCCGCCCTGTTGTCCGTGGCGTTTTGTGCCGTCGGCCCAGTAGGGCACCTTGCGCGGCTTGGGCTCGTTATCAAACTTCTCGAAGCGCCAGATCAGCCACCCAGACAGCTCGCGCAGCTCCTCGGGCACCTCAACGTCGTAGAGTTGAGGCGCGATGGGGCTCACGTTGTTCATGTCTCCCTCCTCGTCCACAAAGTCAGGCGCGTAGGGCTGTCGTGATGCTCTCGCTCACCATGTCGATCTGGGGCACGCCGAAGCGGTGCTCAATCACAATCGCGCGGGCGGCGGGCACGTAGCCCAGCCGCTTCCACTGATACACGACCTGATGCGAGACGCCGAGTGATCGGGCGAAGGCGAAGATGCCTCCCGCGTTGGCGATGGCGGTGTTCAGTGCCGCGACGCGGCTTTCCTTGGTGCTCATATTGCTGCCTTTATTTCCTGTCTGAAGCGTTCGTCGCTGATGCCCCACAGTCGGGCCTCAACCATGTACGCGGTGCGCAGTGTGCGCAAACGGTTTTCAATCTCACGCTTGCGCGCGTTGAGCTGGTCCAGCTCGGTGAAGAGGGCTGTCGCCTCATTAGCTAATGTCATATCTCTCCCCCTTCTTGCCTATGCGGCCGGTCTTCGGGTTGCGGAAGTGCGCCTCCCGCAGCAGCTTGCTCTGCCGTAGCTGCGCCACGGTGCTCTTGATTAGGGCGCGATCAAGCTGGTCGATCTCGCGATCGCGCCGAGCTATGGTCTCACGCGCTTCGCGCAGTGCGCCCCACGGCCAGAGTAAGTCTCCCATATCCATTACCAGTCTCCCTCCAGTAAGTCGCCGCTCGCGATCGCGGAGCGGATCTCCTCGACGATGATCTGCACGGCCTCGCCGTTGTTACGGGCGCTGTCGACGCCCTCGAAGGTGCGCGAGCCGATGGGGTTGCGCTGCAGCTCGTAGCCGTCGTCGTGGTCGGCAAGAAGCAGTTCGGTCAGCTCCTCTTGGAAATAGACCTTGTAGTTGGGCGCTTCCTCACATCCGTTCCAGCGGATGTAGATGTCCTGCTCGCCCCGCTCCTTGAGCAGGTCGTTGAGGGTCTTTTCGGTGCTGATGTAGTACTGCATGGTGGTGTCCTTCGGTTGCTGAGCCACCTCCCTAGCAGCCGGAAGCGGGGCCTGCAATATCAAACTGCAACCGTCGATGTGATATTTCTTGTAGTAGCGATTGATCGCCTTGAGCAGGGCCTCGGAGCCCAGCTTGCCGTCCTCGCGCGCCTTGCGGTCGCCGCCCTCGACGACTGCTATCGACATGGGCGTCGGATCCTTGGGCGCAGTGCTCTTGGTGCCTGCCTCCTGTCGGCCGCGCAGTATGCGCACCCGTTCGAGGGGCACGCCGTAGAGTGAGGCGATGTACTTGTCGTCGCTGATGTAGGAGCACACGCGGGTGATCTCCTCGTCGCTTGGGTGGAATTTCATTGTCTGCTCCTTTTATTGCCACGTTGCTAGGCATTCGCGCACTATCTCTATGTCCCAGTTGCTCCCCCGGTGCGCTTGATACTTCCGCTGCCTAGCCCTCGATCCCGCCGTGGTTGTCGGGATATTGAAGGAGTGGGGGTGGGCATTCAAAATCTAATGTCGCTGGGATCCCAGTCGTAGATGTCCCAGCCGAAGTTGGTCTGCAAAAACTGCCGCAGGTTCATTTCCCAAAGCCTTCTTCCCAAAGCTCAATTGCGCGGACGGCTATCTCAGAGTGAGTGGCGTCGCCTCGTATGCTTTCCATAGCCTCAAGCGCGCAAAGCAGCTTGCGATCAGCTTCTGTGGCCTCTTCCATAGGCCCTGTCTCCAGTTCTATAAGGTCGGCATCACTGGCGAATAGGTTGTCCAGTGCCTCCCTCCGCTTAATAGCAGCGCAGGTGCAGCTACCGAAATATGCGCCGGTCGCGTCTTCGCACTCAGGG